ATGACAGGCTAAATTACAATTGTTGTTATGGCGTGTTGTATAACGCTTTTGTTATATTAGATTAAGTTCATCAAAGGCATCAATCTGTTCATCAATGCCTTTAGGTTCATACTCTGTTTGCCTACCCATACATCTTGCCTTCAAATATAAATGAACCATCTTGATTGATAGGCACGGTTATTACCTGCACTTTACGGTCTTTTACATAAGCAACTGCAAAACCTGTTTGCCAGTTCGCATACCCTCGCGTGTAGGCCATGCCTGAAGAACTCAAATCTACTAAATTGCCAACCTCAACGCCCCATACAGTACGCCCTAATTGGCCTCTGGAAGCCTCTGTAAAGGCCGATACCCCTAATCTATGGGTGTGACCACACACCACGCTCTTTCCCAGCCTTCTAGCGCCATTTAAGGCCGTTTGTGAAGGTACTTGGCTAAGAGGGAAAGCGTCTCCATGAACTGCTGTCCAACCGTGCGCCCAGTCAAGTCCGTAAGGGTGGAATTTGATCTGGAGTTTGTCATATCCCATAAAACGCTCATACTGCATTTCGGGTAAGTTGAGGAAAGAGGGAAGTCTTTTCTTAATTGATCTGTAAAGTCTGATTCCATGGTTACTTCCTAGTACATCTGTAACACCTAAATATGTTAATACTTCCTGAGTTTGTTTTCTATCTTCATGTATATTGCCCACCATTTCATCAATAGTGCCAGCATTGAACCCACCTAATTGAGGAAGGTCTATCTCATCACCAATACAAATAGTCTGGTGAGGATTCCATTTTGCTAAAAACTTACCAACTGACTTAACTGCCAACTCATTAAAAAACGGTACTTGAAGATCACTTACAAAAGCGATTCTTTTCAATTAGTCCTCATCTTCGTAGGGGTCGTGGTCTGGGTTAACAGGGTCAAATTCAGGACTCGTTGGGATTAACCAATCTGGAAATGTGTTTCTATCGCACATACCAAGCGCCTGATCGACTGGGAAACCTGCTCGCCGTAGGCTCAAGTAATACTCACGAACGCTGATAGTGTAAGCATCTAAACGCGTTAAAACTTCTTCGTGTTTGAACTTACCTTTACGGCGTGTTATCTTTCGTTTTTTCTTTTGAGCCATAAGTAAAGTTTACTTTCTTTCGGTGACAATCCTCAGTAATTCTTCTTGGCGTGTTTCAATTCTTGCTAAACGATCTGCAAGACTTGAACCGCTATTTGGTGTGAGAGTCCACAACCAACCTTTAATAAGATAACGCAGACCCAAAAAGAAACTTGTCAGCACGGCGGAGACGGCGGCGCATAAGGCAGCCCAACTTGCAGCATCCATTATTTCGCATTGATTCCGTAGTCAACCTCAGTACCTGAGGAAGGGTCAACGGCTTTTGCTAACGGTGCTACAACTGCACCTAGTAATGTTGCATAGGCAGGATGTATGTCAGCCACAATTGCAAGGGCGACTGTAATTCCTGAGGCTGCTACTGCTCTTAAATAAGACTTAATTGCAGCCTTATGCTTTTTTGATAGTTTCATCTGTTCCCCCTATTAGTGGTATGTTAAAAGGTTTGCCATTTTGGTTTTCTTTAAAAGAAATGTGAATATGTTTGTTGTGTGGATTTAAGCCGCGATACTTGACCCAACGCCATAAAGATTTGGCACTACAAATCTTGCCCATGAAAATCACATAAAGTATGCGTCGATCACCTTGCTTTGCTGCAAGTCGTATCTGATCTGCCAGATAGATAGCAATTCCTTGTTCTTCAGATAAGCGAGCGTCAATATCCAATGCGCAGACTTCTCCTCGATCATTGGGGTTGTGTTGACTAACTCGAGACTGGTGACGCAAATCGCCAATCCACCCATCCAAGCGCTTAACACGATCTGGGTAGGTGGCATTGACTTGATCTCTAAACTGAGATGCAGCCTTAGATAACCAAGGCTTCATTAGCCAAGTAGCAATTTTGCTTCGTCAACAGTTATGCCAAGTTTTTCCAATAATGCAGTTTTAGCAACTGCTTTTGCTTCGGCTTCGGCTTTTTCTGCAAGTCTTAATTCCTCTTGTTTAATTGCTTCCTCTTTTAATGCTTTTAATTCATTAGTGGTTAAGGAAATTATTTCAGTTTCATTTGTTTCGCAATTAACAATTATTTTATTTATAGTGTCCATTATATTCCATATCCGTAAACACTCAATGTGCCTACACAAGCATTAGCAAAAAATATAGAAAAGCCATCAAATGAAGTGGTGGTATCAAAAAACCCTGCGTTGTAACCACCACGATCAAGATTTCTGGACAAAAATGTTCCGCTAAAAGTAGTTTTTACAGCAGCAAATGGTCTAAACATATCTATTGTAAAATTACCACTAGCAGTAGTTGGAGAACACATAAACCATCTATCATTACCATTTTGACCTGCTGAGGCAAAAGTGCCTGAGATGTTTGTCGTGCCTCTACCTGCATAATAATTTGCTGACGAATTATCTGAACTTGAAACTCTTAATCTCATTTCTACATCAGTAGCGCCAGCAACAAAAGAGCCTTCAAACAATATCTTATAGTTATCATAAGTTGAACTAAATACATTGTTAAGACTTACATTTGTGGTTGATGATAATGTAGTTTTGTTTAATAAAGTTAATCCACTAGCACTAGGAGTAACGCCAGCGCCTTTAACAAATATAGCGGCTGATGTGCTAGTAAAATCTAAAAATCCGCTTTCGTATTGGGCTAATGCTAAAGATGCGGATGAGTTAACTGTTGCAGTACCAGCAGTAATTGTAGAGACTCCAGCACCTAAATTAGTAATATGAACTGTATCGCCTGCTGCAAACAACCCTGTATTTACGGTTATTGTTGTTGCACCTGCATTGCTCATAGAAATAGCAGTACCAGCGTCGGCGGCTACTAATGTGTAACTGGCAGTTTTAGCGGATGCAGCGCCGCCTAACATTGCTGTTTGCTGCAATGAAGTCATTTGAGCAGCAGTTAATACCTGCCCTGTCGTAAAAGTCTGTTTTGCCATGTGTTATCTCCTTAGTGTCTAATTATATCTTAATAAGTCAAAATATCTTCATCTAGAAGGCCATAAGTAGTGCTATCTAAAATAAAGCCATCAACAATAGGCTCTAGCGTCACGAAATTGCCACTCCATGAATTTGGAGTGATCTGCCAATTTACCCCTTGAATTTGTAGATTTTTTGTAATAGTTGAGCCATCTGGCTGGATATTAGTAATGACCACATTGTCAAAGTAGTCTAAATCAAGAATTGTATCGTTAGGAACTAAAGGGTCATAAAGGTCAATTTCCATGTTATCAATTCGGATTGAAGTATCTGACCTAGTAGCAACATAAATAGTGGCTATATCGGCAGCCGCACTATCGGTGTCGATAACCAAGTCGTTAAAGTTAACAACATGAGGAAAGTATTGGGCAACAGAATCAGCGTCGGTGGCAGTTTGTGGAGTGCCCCCTATTCTGGTTACTGTTGATTGATTTACAATCAGTTTGTCATCAAAGGTATAAACTAAATTTTTGTAAGGTATGCCACCAGTTTGATTAAATGCAATTGGTGTACCGCCTGCTGAAGATATTGTGTCTGATCTATTTTTAAAAACTGCGTTGCCTTCAGGGTCAATATAAAATGCACCCTGCTCTGAAGTCTCAACATTTTTAATGGCTGATAAAGAGGTTCTATCGGTTGCAGGATCAGCCTGAGTCAAAGAGTCGCCTGTATCGATCAAACGCATTGAAATAGGATAATCAACCGTATCTAATATTTTATCAATTCTTGTTCCTGTATCTTGACCTGCCGCCTGACCTGCAACTGTGGTTATTGCTGCCATTGCAAACAATCTAAATGCGTCGCTTGCTTTAATATCTACATAAGATACATTTTCTGCCTGATCGTAAGTATAAACATAATCGGTGGTGTATCCACTAAATAAGAAATGAGTAACGCCTAAATGTTCGGCTGAGATACGCAATTTTCTCAATGGTGTCAGGTATCCAAATAAATCAGAACTTGGGTTCTGGGGATTAAAGCGCCCTGTTGGGTCGTAAATTCTTACGCTGCATGTTCCTGCCTCGTAAGTATCGCGACTGACATTTCTTCCTCTATTTATGCTTATACTTCTAGTTACATCTGTTAAGTCTAAAATTAAAGATGGTGTTGAAGAATCTGACAAAATGTCAGTACCGCCCAATGTGCTTGAATCCAAGATAAAAGGATTACCAAAAGTAGCGCCAGAACTAAAGTTTAGGCTTATATTTAATACTGGTAAAGACATTTTATCTGATTGGGTTAATGGATGAGAAAGAACCTGAAGCGGAAGAATTGATTAAGCCGTTACGCAATTCATCTAATAAACCTTGAGTTGCACCATTGACTGTAACATTGATGACTTGACCATTTCTGTCAAGACCTTGACTCATATAATACTGCTCTGCCTGAGCCTGTAACCTATATGACATGGAAGCCATAATTGCTTCAGACTGGGCTATTGTTGCAGGCTTGCTCTGCAAGGCTGCTAATTGAGAAGCACTCATTTGATTTTGAGGATTTATGTCAGCAAACATGACACCGTTTTTGGTAAACGGCTCTGCTATTGCTTCAGTCCTACTACCTGTTATACCCTTAGGCGCATTTATTAAAGTTAACAATTTAAGCATTAGTTCTAATTGCTTTAAAAGTATGTCAATGTCTTTAGACCATCCCTGAAATGGGTATAAACCTTTAGGCAATTTAGCAATAGCCTCAGCAAGGTTAGTGGTCTGTAATTGAGATTTAACTAACTCTGTTGCCAACTTAGCGGCTTCAGTTGCATTTTCTTGTATTAAAGCCAATTGTAAAGATAATCTTAGTTTTTCTTGATCTGTTATTTTATTTTGTAATGCTGCAAAAATCTGGATTTGATCTATATCAAAGATGCTAGATATTTGGTCTAACTTTTTGCGATCTGCCTCAAGTTTTCTCTGCTCGGCAACTAAAGCCTTTTCTTTTGCAATTGCGGCTAATCTAGACGCTGCTAACTTCTTGGCCTCTGCCTGTAACTTTAACTGCTCTTTGTAGGCCTTTACATCCATGGTTCTTGAAACAGGGTTGAAAGGTACGGCTAAATTTAACTTAGACTCAAACCGAGGGTCATCTGGAGATAGCGTTGGATTTTGTAAACCTGTTTTAGTAATTAAAACAAACTTGCTAAAATTTTTGATTAAACCAGATATTTTTGAAGCAAGCGTATCAATGCTGCTACCATATTTCTCAGGGTCGCCAAAAGCAGCGTCTAAAGCACCAACTAATTCCTTACCAATCATTTCCTTGGCATCTTCAGTTTTTGCTCTTAAAATGTCCATCTTGCCAGCAAAAGACTCTGCTGCTATTTTTGCTTGGCCTTGAAACCTATTACTTAGATACTTGGTAATTTTGTCTAAATCCATTGTCTTTATTTCGGCTTTAGTTAAACCAATTCCAAGTTTACCAAGTGCGGTGTTTTCCCCAAGTGCTGCCTTGGCTAAAGCATCTGTTACCGCTTGAAGATTAGCACCTGTTCCAGCCGAAGTATCTAAGGCTACTGAAAGTAAATCTTGAGCCTTTTTAGCATCTAATGTGGCGTTAACTAAACTACTAAATGCCGGACGGAGTTGGTCGTCTAAAACTCCGGTTGTGTTTTGCAAGTTTTGAATAAATCCAGCAGTGCTTAATACTGCATAATTTTGACCTAAGTTTTGTAATGTCTTAGATAATTGGTTCGCTGCCTTTGTGTCATCTGCAAAAGCCTTAATAGAACTTTTACCAAATTTTAAAGTTTGATAAGCACCTAAAGCAATGCCTAAGGTCTTGGCTGATTTAGTTAAAACATTAAGTGACTTGTTTGCTGCCTTTACGCCTTTGTCTTTATAGGTGCTGATAATTGGGATTTCAATACCTGATGCACTCATGCTGCAAGTCCTAATCTACGCTTTGTACTTGAATTAAATTTTAAAATGGCTGTATCAATAGCCTTGAAAGTTGCCTTAGTTACTTTGCCTTGATCTTTAGCAAAAGCGGCATAAAGTAATCTACCCTTGTTCTTGCGTCCTCTACCAATGCTTTCTAACCTAGCCTCATCATCAATAGAATTTACAAAATGATAACCTGCAAAAGGGTTATTGCTGTTGTAGTTTCTTGTTGCCCTTGCAATCTTTTTGCCTTTGTAGAAATAATAGCCTTCAGTACCCTGAGTAATTTGATTTTGATAATAGGTACTTTGAACAGGCGCTCGCCCATCAGGGTTCTTTCTTCCTGCTGTTTCATAAATAGCGCCAGCAGCAGACCTGTTTAATAATCTATAAACATTAACAAATCCAGAATTATTACGGCGTGAACGCCCTAAAGAATAAGTTAAACCTTTACGGATAACATCTGGGTTGTACTTTGGAAATCCTCTTGCTTTGCCAGCAGTTCTAGAAATTACTTCCTTACCTTGATCTTGCCAGCCACTCAAACCCTGTATTTGATTTGGTACATTAGTTCTGGCTTCATTTACAACTTCACGCATGGCGGAACGGATTTCTTTGTTCATTTCTTTATAGAGGTCAGGCGCAAACTTCTTTAAGGCTTTTTGAACCTCAACGATACCTTTTACCTCTACTGGCATTTTCCACCTTCTTTGATCTATCTTTTAGATAAGCCAATGTTGCTAGAAACATTGATCTATCCATGTTAATAAATTCGCTATGCGGTATGCCTGTCTCAACTGCTAAAGATGCAATTAAATAAGTGAGGTCATACCGCGTTACCCATTTGGGGAATCAGCGTCCATAAGTTCTACTTTTGCAAGTGTCTCTAGGTACTTTTCCCCAAATGGTGCAACTGTTACACCAGAACGGCGTTCTGCTTCCCATGAAAGCCAATAGACATCCGACTGGCGTTCTTCATCTCTAAATCTTTTATGAAATCCAGTTTTAAAATTTTGTTCAAACGCATACTCAAGTGCAGGGGTAATGTCATAATCTGCCACTTCCCCTGAAGCCTTGGACACTCTGAGTTTAATCATTTATTACTCCTTAGAAAGTACCTGTACTTGCAACGGTGACTGCACCGTTAATAGTCCATGTTACATCCTGAGTTCCTAAATCACCAACACCACCGTTAATGTCGGTTGTGTTATTTACTAATGCAGTAAATGTGTAAAGAGGGTTTGTTGCTGATACAGCAGTTAGTTTTTCCTGTAATAGTACGCAGGTTACTGAAGTACCCCATGCTGCCTGCAATGTTGCTAGAACATTGGCTGAAGCGGTGTCGTTTAGGAAAGAAATGGTCACGGATGACGCTTCCAAGCCTTTTACGAATTTGTGACCTGTGTCACCCATTGCGGTTACTTCAAGTTCATCAAATGAACGGTTTAGTGTGATCGCGGTCACATGGTCAGAAAGGTCAACGGAATTAACCTTTACGCCGACCTTGTTATTTAGAAATACAGCCATTGGTTATTCCTCATCTTTCTTTGAGACTGGTTTTGGCTTATCTGTTTTTGCTACTTGCCCGACTTTTTCAAGCCAAGCCTTGTCCTCTGAAGGAACATCTATAATTTCACTCATTGTTAACTCCAACTTGTCATGATTGATACGGACAGTTCTGCTGTAAGCATTTCACCGGCAACACCTGATAAAACAGTTGGTGCGGATACATTGCCAACACTTATTTTTAATGTGGTTGATGCTGCTAGTTTATTAAACACGCCAACCAACATATCTTCAATGCCTATTAGATTGCCTTGGTTATCTAACATTGGCACGATCATTACAATTTTAAAATTAGCCTTAGGTGCAACACTTGAATAGATATTGTTAGACGGTTCTAGATATGGGTCATCCGGCTGAACAATTACTGAATTTGCAATGGGTGTAGCAGGTGGAAAGGCAAAGACCTGCCACACCCCAGCGTTCTCTAACGCTGTCGCAAGGGTTGACCTGAGAGTTGTAACGGCAACCGTCATTAGCCAACCAAGCCATTAGGGGCTAAATGGTTTGCAATTAACCCACGAACTCTAGCAATTAAAGTATTGCCCATGCGATAAGGTGAAGGCTGAAAATCAGGTGAAATGCCACCGGCGTTGCTTGCTTGTCTTGCTTGCCAAATGTCAACCGCGATCATTGCGCTCGCTTGGCGAACCTCGGCTATTGTTGCATAGTCAACATTAGTTGATGCAGATATTGTGCCGTAAGGTCTAACTAAATGTTTTAGTTCTGTTGATACATGACTAATGACATAAGAAATAGAATAATCCGTTACTTTGGTGATTGTTTTGTTTCCACCGTTGTAGTGTGCAGCGACATTTTCAACCGTTACTATGTCGCCAACTTTCATGGCATGAACAGTATCTGTATATAAAGTTGCTAAAGTAGTTGTGCACTCTTTTGCAATTACATTGTAATCATTAAACCACAAATAACCTTTGACAATGTTTTCGGCAGCCTGCGCCACTTCTTCCACTACTGAGTCAGAATATAAACTTCCAATTCCAAGTAGTGTGCGAAGTTCTGCTTTTGTAACATAGGTAGCCGGCAAAATTATGTCCTTTCTTAAAGTAAAGGGGCGAAGGCTTCCAACGCCCCTTTACAGGTGATTCCTATGAAGGAAAGTTTATGCAACCATCCACTTGTAAGCACCGGCAGCAACTTTATTAGCAATTGCGCCATAGCCATAGTAAGAAACTTCAATTTGTCCTGTTGAGATTAAATTGGTTTCTAGGCGGTACTTAGTTGATTCATACCATGTGTAAGAAGATGGGTTAATGATAATCATTGAATTGTCGCCTGTACCTGATAATGCGCGTGATACGCGTAGGTTTAAGCCACCAATGTTACCGCGAACATTTGTAGGGGTCAGATTTCCTGAAGCGTTCTGAGGATTGATTGTCTGAGTAAATACTGCTCTGTTTGAGCCATCTACTAGACCCATCAATGCACCCCATTGCTCAGGTGATACAACAATGTTTTCAGCAAAGCCAAGTGTGCCTGAATAAATAGACACTGCTGCATCTGAGATGAAGTCTTGTATGTTTGCTGCTGTCAATGTACGGTTTCCGCCGTCTGTACCTGCTGTAATTAAAGCAGAACCAACAGCAGTATCAGTTGCTTTAGCATAAGCAAATTCCATTTGCCGCACTAACTCTGAGAAGAACGCTGGAGACGATCTGTCCAACAATTCTACTGAAAATTTCTGGCTGCCAGCGTACTTACCAACACTTACTGACAAGAAGGAAATATTTTGATCTTGCTCAGATGGTGCTGCGCCCTCTGCTGTTAATGCAACAGATGGAACTTGAGTAAGTTTTGGAATTTCAAAAGTCATACCTGCATCTGGCAGTGCTGCTGTTGAAATAGAGTCGATAAATGGACGGTCAGCATTTGAAAGAGGGTTAATTACCTCAGTTAGTTGACGAGTAGGAATTAAACCACTGTTGTCAGTTGTATCTGCTGCTGCACGGATGTATGAACGAGCATCCTCATCATTTAGATATTGTGCACGAAGTGTGTTCTCTAAGAATTTTTCTTTTGAGAACTCAAGGCGTGGCTTTGTGTAAATTGCTGCTGTTACTGTTGGGCGAGAGGCTTCAACCGCAGGGGTCTCTACTACCTCACTTGCAACAGGTGTATCAGGTGTTGTGTTTTCCACAATTTCCTCATTTTCTGTTTTGGTTTCGGTTGGTTCTGCCTCTGCGCTTGACGCAGCGACTGAAGTGACGGCAGCACTCTCGAAAGCGGCAGCCTGTACTAGGCTGACTTCCATAAGTTTTGCCGCACTAACTCTGTATATGCCATTAGTGTTTTTTCCTTTAAGTACTTCAACACCAACGCTTAATCCTGATCTTAAACTTTCGCTTGCCTCAATAAGGCTGTCAGTTCCTCTAGTTGTATTAGAAACTTTAAACTCTGCATAAATACCTGAGTCATCTTCATCAACTTTTTTCATGCGACCTATTGGAGATTTAGGGTCATGCTCAAGTAATAACTTAACTTTTGAAGGGTCATCTATTTGGATTGAACCTTTTTCAAATATAACTTTGCCAACTGAAGTATTGCCAATTTCGTTTTCAAATGGCACGATCTTGCCTGAGATAACACGACGAGACTCTGAAGCCTCTAAATCTGCACTAAAGTTAATTATTTCCATTTGGGCTTAGTTCTTCCATTTCTCTCGCTTGTTCAACAGTTATTAAATTAAGAGTTAGCATTTTTTCAATTACTGCTAATCTTTCTAATGGGTTTGCTCTTAAAAATCCGGAGTCCATGTCAAACGCAATGAATTGTGTCATTGGCGACAGATCATCCATACTAAGACGATTTTCCACCGCAGAAATATAAGGTTGCAAAGATAGCGCAACAAATTGACGCCTCTCGTCTTGGACATTGGAGTAGGTCATACTGTTGTTCATGTCTGCGCTTATGTAATATGCAGGTACATTGCAAAGTCTTGCTATTTGTGTTGCCATGTATTGCAAACTGTCATTGTAGGTCATGTCTTTAGGTGAAAATGAAGTCGGTTGAAATTCTAGAGAAGAAGTCAAATATGCAGTTGATCTTTCAGCGCGACTACGACGCCATGCGGCTAATAATCCTGCTACTTCTTTCTCACCAAGATCAGCGCCATTATTTTTTAATATGCCGGCTGGAGTTGGAACAGCAGCAGCATTAGCGGCGGCTTTTTCTAAATCAATTGCTGCTCTTAAAATTCTTGAACCTGCATGAAGAATACCGTCAATAGGTGATTGGAAGGTGACGAGCGAGCCAATTCCTGACATTGGTCTCTCACGCCCATCTACGGTGTAGAAATCAACAAAAGTGTTTAATTTGTTTAATTGAACTTGAACTCTAGTATTATTTACAAAATCAAATCTTGCAGGACGATTATCGTCTTGATAAACTTCAGTTACTTCTAAATACGCAGTTCCGTAGAAAAGTAATGCGTCAACCAATGCGGTAACAATAACTGAGTTAGGTGCTGATTTAGATAATTGATTTACCCAAGGTAAATTAGGTAATTCTTCCTTGGTTGCCTTTGAATATGTTTCTAATTCCATTACGCCAATTGTTGTTGCAATTAAGTTACGGCAACGCATGACTGCCGGTACTGACATTGCTTCATCACGGCTTACAGATTGAAACGGAGTAAATTGAGAATAATAAGTAAAAGGGTCAGTTACGACAGGTGGCGCAAGTTGCGCAGTAATTTGAGGTTTAGGCTGTAATCCTACTAAATCGCGGAAAAATCCCATTAGATAAGTATATCATAATGACTAGACAAAAATCTTAGGTATTGAGATAGGTTTGCTCAACATGTGGACAACCATTGCAGTTGAAATACTGGCGGCGACGCATCCGGCGGATTTTCTGCGGATGATTCTCCAGCCTGCGTCGTTAGTTTTAGCAGCGCAGTTATTCATTGAGTTAACCCACTCAGGTTGACCACTATGAATTAACCTAAGGTTAGATAAAGAGTCTGCAAGTTCGCCACACGCTTGATAAAACGCTTGTCCTGAAATATCTATCATTTTATGACCTGATTGTTCTAATTTTTGAGCAATAGAGGCAGTTGCGTATTTATCATAGGCTATTTGAACTGGACGGTACTTCATTGCCCAATCATGGATTGAACTAGCCATTTTAACTTCATCTATTGCAACTTCGCTACTGAAGGTTTCCATAACTCCAATTGCAATTTTGCCATCAACAATCTGACCGGCGACCAATGCGCCAGTTCTTTTGCTTGGACTAACATCAAATGCCATTACAGTCATTGCACCTACTGGCAATACTAAATCTGATACAGAACATGCTTCTATTGAGCCAAATGTCCATGGTGAGACTTGCGAGTCAATCCACATACACAATGTTTCGGTCAAAGTTGCTTCAATTGAGTTAGTTGCTATTGATTCTTCAATTGCTTCCTCAGTTACCGTGTAACCAAGCGCCGGATTAGCCATTGCCCAGAATTTACGGTTTTTAATATCTTGTCTTGCAGCCAATGGCGCTGAATACTCCCAAAATCCAAAAGTCTTAGAAGGGTAATCCATAGCCCTTTCTCTTAAATCATTTAATACAGTACTAAAGGCATCACCGGCATTTGAAGTAAACAATGTTTGAGAATTAGGTCGTGCTCTTGTTGTTGGTACTGCCGCTTTAAATGCTTCTTCGCTTATTTCTCGTAATTCGTCTATGTAAAGGAAATCTGCGGTCTTACCGCGTGAGCCGTCTCTGGTTGCTGCCACGATCTCATAGCGAGCGCCATTAAGTAATGTGATTGATTCTTGACCGTTTGCATATCTAATGCGCCTTACCTGCGCTTTTAAGAAGTCATTGTCCTCAATAGTGTTAGCAACTTGCCTAAATGTATCTAATGCCATATTTCTATTAGATGACATTGCAATAATGTTCTTTTCCTCAAATAGGAACAGACCAGCCAAGATACGCATGCGAGCAAGGTGTGTTTTACCTACTTGCCTTGCACATAGCAATAAATTGCTTTTTCTAATAAATTGATTGTCAGAATTTACGCTTAACATATCTTCGAGTACATAATGCTGCCAAGGCAGTAACGGCATGCCAATTTTTTCTGCTAACTCAGCGACCTCAGCGATTCTGGACTTAGTTTTTAGCGGCGGAGTCTGAATACGCGGTTTTGTTGAGCCTAAAACCTTTTTTTTCGTCGCCCCTCGTTGCGCAGGTTTCTTTTTGACTTTTGTGGTTTTCTTTTGTTCGCTCATGGTTTTTGAAAAGGTGAGTCCGGCTTTGTTCCAACCGTCTCGGGGAGAGAACGCTCTGGAAAGGCAGGGGGGGTAG